CTGTGGTTGCAAAGGTGGATGTGTTTGTACCATTGGATACAGCTAATGTTATATCCCCATCTGTGGTTAGATTGTTAGTCCCAGCAACAGAAATATCGACAAGCGCAGTAAAGCCATTGTTTACTTCATCCCCCCAAATACCAGAGTCTCCACCGGTCGTTGGCTGATTTAAACCCAATAGAGTGGTATTGCCTGACATTATTTATTCTCCAATGCTTCAACACGTTTCAGCAGTTGGGCAATAGCACCAAAAGCCAATGTACTTAACTTCTCGTAGTCTACCGCAAGTGACCCATCTTCTCTAGTTCTAACTGCCCTAGAAAATACTTTTTCCACGTCCTGGGCAATCACACCAAAATCAGACTTACGGATGAAGTATCCGTCTTCCCCGCCGTGGCTTGTAAGGTATTCATCTTTCCAATCAAATATCTTAGAACCAATAGCGCAGACAATCTGTAAAGCATCTGGTACATCGTGGATATTTTCCTTGAACTTTATGTCAGAAGAATAATAAGCTGTGACGTTGTTGGTGGCCCTTATCTCACCCGTTGTACCTGAAGCGGCCGTACCAACACCAAGCGAACCAAACTGAACGCTGGAAGAAGTACCAACTGCTTGACCAATGCTGAATGTAACCGCTCCAGTAGAACCGCTGACTGAAACGCCTGTACCGGCAACGGCAGAAGTTACACCGCTATTTGTAACCGTTACACCACCAGTTGATCCGCTAACGCTAATGCCGGTACCTGCGGACAATGAAGTTACGCCTGAATTGGTAATAGTAACAGCACCTGTTGAAGCTGATACTGAAATACCTGTGCCTGCTGCATTGGATGTTACGCCTGCGTTGCTTAAAGTAACAGAGCTACCAAGCGAAACTGCGCCCCCACCAGAAAGGCCTGTACCGGCAGTTACTGTGACTGATGAGTTTGTTAATTGGCTGTTAGCGATACTTCCAAGTGTTCCACCCAAAGTCAAAGAGCCAGATGACGTCACCGTACCGGTCAAGGTAATACCGTTGACTGAGCCTGTTCCGGAAACAGATGTTACAGTGCCGCCAGACGATGGGCTGGTATTTGTGATGGTAATAGAACCAGAGGCATTGGAAACAGAAATACCTGTACCAGCCGTTAGAGTTGTTCTGGTAAACCCTGATCCATTGCCAATATCAATTTGGCCATTGGTGGGCGTTGATGTAAGTCCTGTTCCACCGTATCCAACACCAACCGCTGTTGCATTCCAAGTTCCAGTGGTAACTGTACCAACAGTAACAATGCTAGATGAACCTGCAACTGGAGATGCGCCTAGCGTGTTGTAAGATAAAGTTACAGCACTTGATCCGTTGTACGTTGTTCCAGACGCTGCACCTGATCCGCCATTATTAAGCGTCAGCGCATTGGTTACAGAACCGGCTGTAGCTGCATTTAAGTTGGCGACCTGTGTGGTGCTTGACACAACAAAAGGAGCAGTGCCTGTGGCCACAGTGTTGGTCAACTGACCAGTCATATTTAAAGTCGTAACACCCTGAAGATACTGACCGGACATATTCAAGCCCGCAGTTCCCCAAGTCAACGGTGCAGTAGCGCTATTTCCGGGAGGGAGTAAGTATCCGGCCCAGTTACCTGTTGCAGAACCGTTAGACAAAGAGTAAATCCAACCAGCACCCCCCGGTATTGCGGTTGCTAGCGTATTACCTGCGCTATCCTGAATGGTTACATTGCCAGATGAGTCATTGTCAACAATGTATCCGGTGGCTGTTGGTATGGTTGTTTCATCAGGAAGTTTAAGTGTCTGAGTAGTTGTCCCGCTAAAGTGTTGGTAGTACGTTGCAGAAGCGGTTATTGTTGTTGTGCCCGCAGCCGTTACCGTGTTCGTATAACCGGGAGCTTGATTAGTCCATGCCACGATACCGTTGGCATCTTGAATAACAACTTTCTCTGCTGGATATGTGATGAACACATTAACCGTACCACTAAAAGTCACAACACTCCCAGAATTACTGGAAGCCAAGATGGTTGTGCGAGCCAGCGCTGGAGTGGCAGATGTGTATGCGCCATACCCAACTTCCCAGTTACCACTTGAATCTGTAGCGGCGTAATAAGTTGTGTTTCCGTTTGTCAGAGCAGAAAAGCCTTGAAACCCGGTGACAGCAGACCCCAACGTAAAACTACTGGTGGTGTACGTTGAGCTTGTGACTTGTACTCTATCAGCGACTTGAAGAGCCATTTTTTATCCTTGAATCAGTGTCCAGCCGGGGGCCTGGGTAATATTGATATTTTGCCAGTTTGGAGTCTGGTTGTCATTGATTATGAACCATCCAACCGTGATATTTGAATCTCCTGCTACCAAGTTTTCGATGATGCTTTCAAGGTAAGCAGATTGCGTAGCAGGTGCGTCAGCCAACATAGCATTTTCAATCAAAGATAGCGCAAACTGGGCTGAGATTGTTTGCGTGTTTGCTATCCCTGCATTTTCTGTGATCGTGAATAAAACTATCAACCCGGAAGTAATAACATCCGCAGGTTTTAAGTTTTCAGCAATACTAGTTGCAAATGCCGCAGCAATAGCCGCCGTATCCCCAGATGTTACGCCTTCGGTATCCGTAAGCACAAATCCAGCTTTAATACTTGGAGTATCCGCTAAAGTGGAACCTTCTGTGTCAGACACGCTGAACTGCGCAGAAATTGTTGGAGTGTCTGCTAAACCAGAGTTTTCAGTATCTGTAAACGTGTACTGAGATGAAAGAGTTGCGGAATCACCGGGCGTTAGATTTTCAGTATCAGAAACACTAAACTGCGCCAATATGGACTCGGAGTCCCCTATGGTGCTGCCTTCTGTATCAGTAAAGAAGAACCCTGCGCTTACAGTCGGTGTATCTGCGCTTGTTAACCCTTCTACGATGCTGTCGTAGAAAACATCAATTTCTGCATTGGTGTCGCTGGAGGTAAAGGCTTCTGTTATGGAATTTACATACGCATACGCTTGCGTACTGCTATCCGCCAGCCCTGAATTCTCTGCAATCGAAAAAGCGTAAGAATTACTACCCGTTGCTGCGAACGGGGATTGGGCAAAGGCGGATAAACCAAACATCTATCAAGATGTGGCGGTCGTACTGTAAGTTACAGATACGGTGTCGCCAGCAGTTGTAGTTTTGGCTGTACCAAACAAACCTTCTGAATACAGAATACCTGCCGTTGAACCTTGAGTGCTTACAGCGCCTGTTCCGGTCACCAAGAAACATCCGTAAACTGTACCACCTGAACCTGTGATCGTGTAAGTAATCGCTGTTGCAGTACTTGATGTCACATTGGAAGGAGTAGAACCAGTCGATGTGGATGATCCAAACACAGCCGTACCACGAACAGCAGAACCGCCAACTGTATAAGCTGTGAACTCAGTCCATGTGTGCGAACCCATTGTGTCTGATGCAGACGCAGTAAATGTATTGGAAATCAAACCAAGGTAAGGTCCAACTACTGTATAGGAGCTGCCTTTCAGGAGCGTGTCCAACATCAACTGCTTACCAACAGCAACCACCAAGTTGGGGAACTTTTCTTCCCACTTTAGATTGCCATCTGCATCGCGGCAGACCACTTCGTACCAGCCTTCAATACCCATGCCTTCGGGTACTTTGGCGTTTGCTTGGAGTGTCACAACAGCGTTGTCTCCAAAATTTGAAAGTTCGTTTGTCATGATAACTCCTTATGCGATTCGCAATATTGCGTTTGTGTTGGTAACTGCTGGGAACTGAATCGTGAATGATGTATTGCAGATCTTATCTGCCCCAAAATCCAAAATGGCCACTGATGCATTACTCTGACTTGCATTGTAAATCAGAGCGCCGCGAGCTGTAAATGAAGCTGGACTCCACACTACATTCTGAAACGACCAGTACGCAACTGTGCCGCCTGTAGCCCCAGATGTTGGTGTCTGAGTAATCGTTAACTGCTGGCCACCTTGCGTATAACCGCCGCCTGTTACTTCTCCAACCAAAGCTGTTGAATACTGGGTTGTGGCTGCATTGATGGTTGCGCTTGAGGTAAACAAAGCAATGTAGAACGTATTTGGACTTGTGGGCCCAAAATTGTGCAGCCCTTGAGCAAGCTGCACTTTGAAACTGGTGGTGGCGGTCTGTACTATGCTCATGTGACTTTCTGCCTAAACTGACCGTCTCTGTATGCATCCTGGCGCTCCATACCATCGCCAAGACGTTTAGCAAGAGCAAGCGCTTCAACATACTTCTGGTTGTAGAGCGTCATCATGTCGGTCTCGCCCTTCATGAAAGTGTAAGCCTCAACGAGAGAGCCGTAAAGAAGTACGGTATCAAAGTTGTCGCCAAGCCAAGAAGTGCCAGACGGGTTATTGGTTGTATCCGCGATAGAAACAGGATAATAGTAATAATGCAGCTCGGCAGTATAAGCAGCATCAGGAGTAGGGCCCATGATGAAAGAGAGCTCATTTGTCACTCCGCTACCGTTAACAGTTGGGCCAAACAAAGCGTAATACTGAGGTGTTCCGTAAGCAATTGGATTTCCATACACTTCACGAATGAAGTTAACATCTTTATTAAGTAAGTACAGGAAATTGCCCTGAAAATTCACACTGCCAGACACAGCGCCTGATAATGGTAAATTCAAAGTGATTACAAGCCCATTGATGTTGGTAACTGTTGCACCGTTTGGAATATTTGTACCAGATACAATCTGTCCAAGCGCTACGTTGGTGTTTGAGCCAATCGTGATGGTATAAGTACCAGACGTGCCTGTAGCGGTGGTCGTTGTGTTTTGATAAATAGCCAGCGAGTAAGGCGCCAAAAAGTCCGTAGGAGCAGATAAATACTGGCTGTACTGCGTGATGTTACCCGTCACGTTTTTGCGCAAAGACGGGAACTGTACCGAGTTGTAAATGCGTTGCTCAGCTTGCTCAACAAACGTAGGAATATCCGCTACGAAAGTAGTCTCGTAGTTTTGTGTGTAATCCTGTATCAGTTGTTTAAGCTGAGTGTAATTCACGCCATTGGTCCTCTAGCCATCACGCCACGTTCAGCAGCTCCGGTACCACGAATCTTGATGCCGTCAGTCTTAGCGGGCTCATTGCCAGCAGACT